TTCTCGATCTGGCTGGACGACGCCAAGAACGCCAAAGACCCGCGCATCGTCAGCCACGTCTACACCGCGCCAGAAGATTGCGAGATCATGGACCGCGATGCGTGGAAGGCGGCGAACCCGGCGATGGGCGAGTTTCGCAGCCTGAAGGACGTTGAGGACTTTGCCAAGCAAGCCGCGCGCTTGCCTGCAAAGGAGGCCAGCTTTCGTTGGCTGTATCTAAACCAGCGGGTTGAGGGCGTCAGCCCGTTCTTGAACCGGACCGAATGGGAGGCCAACAACCAACAGCCCGACATCCCGCTTGGCGGCATGTGCTACGCAGGTCTGGACCTGTCAGCCAGCCGCGACTTGACCGCATTTGTCATGGTGTTCCCTGACGGCGACAAATACCACATCGTGTCAAAGTTCTTTCTGCCCAGCGATGGACTGCGTGAGAAGGCGAAGGCGGACAAGGTGCCGTATGACATCTGGGCAGATCAAGGTTACCTGACGCTGATTGACGGTCCGGTTATTATCCCTGCTGTCGTCGCCCGTCACGTTGCGGAGGCGGCTGAGGAATACGACATCCAGATGCTGGCGTATGACCGCTGGCGGATCAACGACTTCCAGCGCGAGTTGGACATCATCGGCGCGCAGGTGCCGATGGCACCGTTCGGTCAGGGCTTCAAGGACATGGCCCCGGCGGTCGATAAGCTGGAACGGCTAGTCGCTGAACGGAAACTGCTGCACGGCAGCAACCCGATCATGAACATGTGCGCGGCCAACGCTGTTGTGGAGCGCGATCCTGCGGGCAATCGCAAGCTGACCAAGGCCAAGTCTGCGGGCAAGATCGACGGGCTTGTGGCGCTGGCAATGGCGCTGGGCGCTGAATCGCAAGAGGACGCTGCTTTGCCGCCGTCGCCGTGGGACGATCCGACCTTCCAGATGACGGCTTGATAAGCGTGAAGCCACTGTTGGCCTTTAGATTTGCGGAGAAAAGGCTGCGTTCGCGTTACCCTTTCCATTTGGCCCTGACTGATGTATCATTGCATCGAAACCATGCGCGTGGACCTGAACTAATGGGCATCTTTGATCGCTTCCGTAAGCCTGAAAAACGTACTCTTGAAAACCCGAACGCACCGGTTTCTGCCGAAGATTTCTTGCAGGTTATGGGCTGGGGCGGCGGTTTGTCCGAGTCCGGCATCAATGTCACGATTGACAGCGCGCTTGGCGTTCCTGCCGTATGGGCCGCCGTCAACTTCATCAGCGGCACGCTGGCTGGCCTGCCCTTGCACGTCTACCGCAAAACCAGCAAGGGCCGTCAGCGCGTTGAGACAGGCCCGCTTGCTGGCATCCTGCACGACGTAGCAAACGATGAAATGTCGTCTTTTGAGTGGCGCAAATATCTTTTCGATCAAGTGTTTACCGGAGGTCGCTGCGTCAGCTACATTGAGCGCACAGGCAATGGGCAGGTTGCCAACATTTGGCCGCTGGACCCGCACCACACGCGCGTTGACCACGTTCAAGACGGGCCAAAGATGGTCAAAGTTTATACCTATAAAGGTATCAAGTATCAGGCCACCGAGGTCATCGACATCAGCTACATGCTCAAAGCCAACCAGCTTGACCTTCGCGGCCCGATTATGACCAACAAAGACGCGATCGGCTTGGCCATTGCGGCGACTAAATACGGTTCCAAGGCATTTCAATCCGGCGGCATCCCACCAATGACGCTGCAAGGCCCGTTCCAGTCTGGCGCAGCGGCACAACGTGCGTCTGAGGACGTTGCCAAGACCACGGCCAAGCTGGCGCGCGAAGGCAAACCGGTCATGGCTATCCCAATGGGGCATGAGTTGAAGCCCGTCGGGTTTAACCCAAGTGAGATGCAGTTGATTGAGTTGCAGCGTTTCAGCATTGAGCAGATCGCGCGCATCTACAGCCTGCCGCCGATTTTTTTGCAAGACCTTACGCGCGGCACCTATAGCAACACCGAGCAACAGGATTTGCACTTTGTCAAGCATACGCTGAAACGGTGGATTGAGCAGTTTGAGCAGGAATTGAACCTCAAGCTGTTCCCGCGCGGATCAAAGTTATACGTCGAGTTTAATGTTGACGGCCTTCTGCGCGGCGACTTCAAGACCCGCATGGAAGCACACGCGACGACAATCCAGAACGGGATCCGCACACCGAACGAAGTGCGCGATATTGAGAACATGAGTCCGATGCCAGCAGGCGATAGCCTGATGATACAGGGCGCAACGGTTCCTATTGGATCGCAAAACCTGGGGGTTCCTGATGCTGTTATTGAATGACGACAGGGTTGACCCCGGCTGCGCTGCCGTGACACTAGACGCGGCCCCTAGTCTCGTGGTATCTTTGCCACATAGTTTGGAGGCCCCGATGGTTAAATCTGAAATCCGTGCGCTTGGTGAGCCTGTCGAAATTCGGCAGGAAGATGATGGCCTCATTCGGGTCGCTGGTTATGCCGCTGTTTTCGGGCAGGAAACTAACATCGGCGGCTTTTTTACAGAAGTGATTGAGGCCGGTGCATTCACGTCTGCACTTGAGCGCAACGATGACGTTGTGTTCTTGGTCAACCACGATGGCCTGCCATTGGCGCGCACGCGGTCTGGCACTTTGCGTCTGTCGCAGGATGAGCGCGGGCTTTACATTGAAACGGAACTAGACAGTGACGATCCAGATGTCCGAGCGATTGTTCCCAAAATGAAGCGCGGCGATCTGGACAAAATGTCGTTTGCGTTTGTGGCAACGCGGCAGACTTGGGACGACAGCGGTGACATGCCAAAGCGCATGATCAACGACTTGCAACTTTATGACGTGTCAATCGTGACCACACCGGCTTATGATGGCACCGAAATCGGTTTACGTTCATTGCAGCAGTATCGCGATGAGCAAAACAAAACCCAAGCTTTACGACGCCTTCGGATGAGGGCCAGCTTGGCGAAATAGCAGCGGCTCCCGCTGTTACTGCCCTGTCCTGCACCTTGGGCAAGTGCTTGGACCTGATCGTCGTGATGACAGACCAGTTCCCTAAGATGGAGGCCCGTGATGGCTGAGATTAAAGAACTGCGGGAGAAGATGGCGAACATTGCCACCGAAGCCCGCTTCAAACTGTCGGAAGTGACAGACACTACCACAGAAGCCCGCGCTGCTGAGATTGAGCGCGAGTTTGACGCCATGATGGCTGACCACGACAAGCTGGGTCAGAAGGTTGAGCGCCTGCAAAAGGTTGAGGCCGCACTTCGGGCTGGCGAAAGCATTGATCTGTCCCGTCGCCCAATGGCGGACGCAGGCTCTGCACGCGCTGTCGATGAGGGCTTCAAGATGGACTATCGTTCGGCGTTTGCCGAGATGATTGCCAACGGCGGCGAAGGTTACGTCGATCAGGAAGTGCGCAACGTTCTGAAAGAATACCGCGTGCAGACTGGCGGCACCAATTCGGCTGGCGGTTTCACCGTTCCAACTGAACTGGCGACCTTCATCGAGAAGGCAATGATTGCAACTGGCCCAATGTATGGCAACGAGTTCTTCACTGTCATCAACACCGTTGCAGGCAACCCGTTCAACATCCCAACCGTTGACGACACCACTATCGCTACCGAAGCACACACCGAAGGCACGCAGCCAACGGATGACGCTAGTAACGACGTGACATTTGGTCAGAAATCTCTGGGCGCGTTTGCCGAGGACTCTAAGTGGGTTCGTTGGTCGGCAGAACTGAACGCAGACAGCGTCCTGAACATGGAATCGCTGCTGGGTGAGTTGCTGGGCGAGCGTCTTGGCCGTATCGCCAACGCAAAGCTGACAACCGGTTCGGGTTCTTCGGACGTTGAGGGCATCGTGACCAACTCTGGTGCTGGTAAAGTTGCAGCCGCAACCAACGCCATCACTGCGGATGAGATCATCGACCTGATCCATTCGGTTGACCCTGCTTACCGCACTTCGCCAAACACCGCGATCATGATGGCTGACGCCACCTTGTCCGCTGTGCGCAAGCTGAAGGACGGCGACGGCAACTACCTCTGGCAGATGGGCAACTATCAAGCTGGCGTTCCCCAGAACCTGCTGGGCTACAACGTTGTCGTCAACCAAGCAATGGCCAACCTCGGTTCGGGCGTTTCTTCGAAGGTCATGCTGTTTGGTGACATGTCGAAGTTCTACGTCCGCAAGGTCGGCGCACCCGCGCTTTACGTTGCGCGCGAGCGTTTCGCACCTGACTTCGGCATCTTGGGCTACATCCGTTTCGACGGCGTGTTGACCAACACTGCTGCGATCAAGCACCTCGCAACTGCAGCGTCTTAATCAACTTCTTGGTGGGGCGGGTTATCCTGCCCCACTGCCTAAGTTGATTTTATAGGAGGCACACAATGCCAAAGGTTAAACTTCTCACTTCGATGGCAGGCATCGACTTTTCGCACAATCAGGGCGACGTGATTGACTGCAACGATGCAGAGGCTGTTCGCTTCATTGCTGCTGGCATCGCTGAACCCGTCGTCGCGGTTAAGGTTGAGCGCGCCGTACAAAAGCCGTACACGCGCAAGGCTGCTAAAATCTCCGAGGACGAATAATCATGTATCAGCCCTTGGCCAGCTTTGACGCTTTGCAGCTGCTTGAGGCACCTGCTGCGGCACCCGTCTTGCTGGCGGAGGTTAAGGGGCAGTTGGGCATTGAGCATCCAGACCATGACTTGATGATTGACCGCCTTATCAAGACTGCGGCGTCTTACACAGACGCAAAAGGCGCGCTTGGTCATGCGATGATTACGCAGAAGTGGGGCCAATGGGTTAACAGCGTTCCGCCGCAGTATGTCCGGCTTGCTATGGGTCCGCTGATCGAGGTCACGGCGGTCCAGTATTACGACATCGACGGCGCTTTGCAGACCGACACGCTGTCAAACTACGAAATCACCGGCACAGACTTCACAACCCAGATTGGGCCAAAGTCTGGGTTCAACTGGCCCGTGACGCAAGATCGGGCTGACGCGATCCGCATTGAATACACGGCAGGCTACGGGGCGACATCTGCCAGCGTGCCGGAGACGCTGCGCCATGCAATGATGCTGCTGATCGGCCACTGGTATGACAACCGCGAAAACACGATGATGGATGAGTTGTCCAACATCCCGTATGGCTTTGACATGCTGGTCGATATGCACCGCAGGGCTTGGTATGGTTAGGGCAGGGTCATATCGTGATCGGGCTACATTCCAGCGCCTTGTAGAGGGCGCTGTTGACGATTACGGAAACCTTTACACCGGCTGGTCGGATGTGGCCACACGGTCAGCCAACTTGCGTGAGCGCACCGGCAAAGAGGCGATCCAAGGTGGGGCGCTTTCTGACGTTGGCCCAGCCACGATGCGGGTTCGCAAAGACAGCGTTACCGAAACGTTCACAGCAGCGGATCGCGTGCAGGTTCGGGGCCAGACCTGGGCGATCAAGGATGTGATGCAAGTTGACGACAAAGGTACCGTTCTTGAGTTTCTTTTGATGCGCGGGGTGGCATCGTGAGGGTCGTTGGCGCGAAGAAACTGAGCAAGCAACTGCGGGATCTGCCGGACGCTGTTCGCATTGATGTTGAAAAAGCGATCCGTCGCAATACAGAAGCCGGTGCGCGGATGGCGCGTCAGCTTGTTCCCGTTGAAAGCGGCGAGTTAAAGGGCTGGATATTTACGAAATACGACACGCAAGACGGCTTTCGCGGTGCCGTAGAGGCTGCGCCACCAACCAAGCAGGCCCAGATCAAGGCGGGTTCGGTCGAGTTTGGCCGCACAAAAGGTGATCGCGGCACAACATCCCCAGCGCCTTACATGCGGATCATGCAGAAGCACATGGCAAAGCGATTTAAAGCCAGCATCAAAGCGGCGGTTAACAAAGCTGCGCGGAGGGTGACAAATGGCTGATGGATTTGCACTTGCCCTGCAAAAGGGTCTGAGGGCCGCATTGGTTGCGAATACTGGCGTGGCCGCGTTGGTCGGCGCAAGAATATACGATGAGCCGCCGCAGAATGTGACGTTTCCATATATCCGCTTTGGCGACATTGAGCCTGGCGCGTTTGACACTGACACGATTGAAGGGTCATTGACTGGCATATCCATCGAAGCCCACTCTCGCAGCGCTTCAGGCCGCGTGGAGGCCGTTAGGATGGTCGAGGCTGTCAGGGATGCGCTACACCGGCAAGAGCCGTCCGTGACGGTCGCTGGACATACGCTGGTCGAATTGATTTACCAGACATATTCGGTTACAAGAGACAATGAAGGTCGTGGCTACACGGCAGTCATTTCGCTTCAAGCGATGCTTGAAAAACCCGCCTAACCCCGCGCCGTGGGCAAGCGCAAACTATGGAGGCCAAAATGGCTAAACAACTTGGACGCGCCCTGCTTGTCAAAATTGGCGACGGGGAATCTAGCGAAGCATTTGCTAACCTGTGTGGATTGAACAGCAAGTCCCTGACGATCAACAACACCGCAATTGATGTGACTACACCTGACTGCACAGCGCCCGAAGGTGCTTTGTGGACTGAAACCCTAGCTGGCCTGAAGAACGTTTCAGTCAGCGGCGACGGTTTCTTTGAAGACAGCACCACAGAAGCGCGGATGAACACCGTGGCGATGGCCGCAGACAACAAGGCTAATTTCCAAGTCGTTGTTCCTGACTTTGGCACATATGCTGGTTCGTTCCGCATCACATCGCTGGAGTTCGGCGGCGAGACAGAAGGCGGCGTGACCTATTCGCTGTCGCTGGAAAGCACCGGCGTCGTTACGTTTACGGCTGCTTAATGACTATCACGGCTGAAGCGCCGCGTGGGGGTGTCGTCGAGTATATTGGCGACACCTCTTATTCGTTTGTCCTGCGCAATCGTCAGATTGAGCGGTTTGAGGACAAGCACCGGGGCATCTTTGAGTTCTGGGATGGCGTCTTTGGCCGTGGCGAGAAACCATCCAGCACCGAGGTCCGCGATCTAGTTGCGCTTGGTCTGGTTGGCGGAGGCATGAAGGATCACGATGCGGACAAGGTTCTGGCTGCATGTGGTCCGGGCGATCTGATGCACCTGTTCCAACTTGCGCAGGCGATCATCGGTGTGGCCTTTATGCCAGACGCAATGGATGAGGCGTCAAAAAAAAAGACCAAAGCGGACCAATCCCCAAAAGCCTGAACGTGCGTTCGATGATTAAAAGCGGGATCGTGATTGGCTTACGTCCTGAAGAAATCCGTGATATGATCCCGAAAGACGCTTGGACGGTGTTTGAAGGCTGGAATGATGCACACAGCCCGAAAAAGCCCGGTCAAGATGCAATGTCAGCGGATCAATACCGCGATTTGGTGAGGCAGATAGATGGCCATTAGCGCGGAACAACTAAACGTCATCTTGAGCGCGCGCGACCGTGAGTTTTCGCGGGCTATGCAGCGTTCGGAACAGCGGGTCAATCGTTTTTCAAAGGAAAGCAACAAGAGTTTGTCGTCTACCAGCAAGGCTTTTGCTGCGCTGGCAACATCCGCCAAGCGGCTTGGGCCTGCAATCGCTGCGGCACTTTCTGTTCAAGCGTTTCGCGGCGCTTTGGCTGCGGCTTCTGAAATTGACAACCTTTCAAGAATTGCGGGCGTTGCGTCAGACCAGTTTCAAGTTTTGGCTTTGACGTCGCAGCAGTTTGGGATCGGTCAAGAAAAACTTTCTGACATTCTAAAGGATGTGAACGACAAGTTCGGGGATTACGCGCAAACTGGCGCTGGCCCGCTTGCCGATTTCTTTGAAAACATTGCGCCCAAGGTTGGTTTGACTGCATCGGCGTTTGCCGATTTGTCGTCGGATCAAAAGCTGGGTGCGTATATCAACGCTCTGGAGCGGGCAAACGTATCGCAGGCAGACATGACCTTCTACATGGAAGCCATCGCCAGCGACAGCCTCGCGCTTGTGCCAGCGTTTCAAAACAATTCCGCAGCTATTGATGAGATGGCAAAAAAAGCTGCTGATCTTGGGCTGGTGATTGACCGCGAGACTATTGCGAAATCAAAAGAGGCTCAGAATGAACTGGACCTGATGTCTAAGGTCATAAGCATTCAGCTTACCCAAGCCCTTTTGTCTATAGCCCCTGCCCTTGCGCAGGCCGCTGGCGGTATAGCAACAATCTCAGCAGCTGCTAGAGAGTTTTTTCAAGTGTTTCCAGAAGGCAATTTTTTGCCAGAATTGCTAGATGCGGATGGCTTAAAGGCGCTTGCTGCTGAGTATGAAGGCCTTGGTGGAATTATTGCAAGGATCGGTCAGGCGCGTTCTGCAGAGACTGCAAACCTCGCGCGAGGCAACGAAGCAGACGCTGCCAAGTTTGCATTGCAAGCAGTTGCGGCAGAAGATGAATTGCGCGAAGCCATCGCCCTGCGCCAGCGCCAACAGGCCGCAGGCGAGGGTGCTGTTGCGAGTTCAATGGCATTGGGAAAAGAAATTAAGCAGTTGCGGGAGCAAGCGCGACTTAACCAAATAAGCGCAGAGCAGCGCGAGCGCGAAACCATTGCCACGCAAAGACTTGCACGCGAAACGGAAATCAGAAATCAAATATTGGCGAGCGGTCGTGAAATCACCGACGCCATGGAAGCAGACATTCAAACATTGGGTTTGCGTTTTGAAGAAAGCGCAGTCGCGGCCAGTCTTATTTTAACGCCTCTAAAGGCTGCCAAAAAGGAAACTAAAGACACTAGAAGCGAAGCTGAACTTGCAAAAATCGCCTATGAGAAGCTGTTGAACGAAATGATCGCTGCATCTCCAGCTTTGCAGGCGCTGGGCTTTGACGCGGACAACCTGCAAAGCACAATGCAGATGGTTGAGAGCAGCATGGAAAGCGCGTTCATGTCGATGGTTGATGGTACGATGTCGGCCAGGGATGCGTTTCGTTCAATGGCCGGTTCGATCATTAAGGAATTGTTCCGCGTGCTGGTCGTTCAGCGGCTTGTGGGCGGCATCACGTCTGCGCTCGGGTTTCCTGCTGCGCCAGCGGGTGCGCCTGTTGTTGGGGCCGCGTCTGGCCGCTCGTTGCGGTCTGGGCAGCCTGCTGTCGTCGGTGAGCATGGCCGCGAATTGTTCGTGCCGCAGACTGCGGGTCGAGTGCTGAGTGTATCGCAGGCACAAAGCGCGGTCGGCGGTGGCGGGTCTATCATCGTCAACCAGACAATCAACATTTCAACCGGCGTGCAACAGACCGTGCGGACTGAGATTAAGCAACTGATGCCGCAGATCGCAGAGAGCGCAAAGGCGGCTGTCGTGGACGCCAAGCGGCGCGGCGGATCATATGGAAGGGCTTTTAGCTGATGGCTTTGGTGTATCCTTTAACCCTGCCCGCGATTACCGGCATCCGGTCGGTGGAGTTTCGCGCGACCAACGCGGTGGCCTACAGCATGTCGCCCTTTACGTTCGCAGGGCAGGCGCACGCATACGCTGGTCAGATGTGGCAGGTGGATGTCAGCTTGCCAGCGATGCAGCGCAGCAAGGCGGAGACGTGGATTGCGTTCCTTCTTTCATTGCGAGGCCAGTTTGGCACGTTTTTGATTGGTGATCCGCGTGGGTGCGCATTGCGCGGAACAGCGACATCATGCACCGTCACCGGATCCGCAGGGGCAAACACAGTTAGCGCGACTGTGCCGGATGGCGAGACGCTTTTGGCGGGTGATTACATCCAGCTTGGCAGCGCAGCATCTGCAACCTTGCACAAGGTTCTTGCTGATTACACGGGAACGGGGGCGGCAGTTGATCTGGAAATCTGGCCTGCGTTGCGCGTTGCGCGGACATCGGTTGCTGCGGTTCTGTCAAACACGGTCGGCAATTTCCGCTTGTCGAGCAACGAAACCGGCTGGTCGTCGGATGAGGCTGCCAAATACGGCATCACCTTCGGCGCGATGGAGGCTATCTAATGTCACGCACGGTTCCTGCCAGTCTACTCACCGCACTGGCGCAAAAGGAGGTCCAGCCGTTCTATGCCGTGGAGTTCCTGTTCGATGGCGGCGATGTGCGCTTGTGGACTGGATATGGCGAACGGACGATCAGCGGCGAGACATACGTTGGCGGCGGATCGCTGCTGAACATACAGGGGTTGGGCGAGGTTGCCGATCTGTCTGCCAAGAACATCACGATCAGCCTGAGCGGCGTCCCAAGCGAACTTGTGTCGCTGGCATTGCAGGAGCCGTATCAGCGCCGCGTCTGCCGGGTCTACTTTGGCGCGGTGAACGTGACCGATGTCGTCGAGGTGTTCAGTGGTCAAGTCAACAGGATGCCGATTGAGGACAGCGGCGACAGCAGCACGATCACGGCGACGGTGGACAGCAAGCTGGTTGAGACGGGCAAGGCCAGCAACCAGCGATACACCAGCGAGAACCAGAAGGCGCGCTTTGCGGGCGACACCTTCTTTGATTATGTGAACGCGATACAGGATGCGGACATCGTATGGGGCCGGAAAAGCGCCTAAACGCCTACCTGCGCCAAGTCAGGTCAAAGCCCTTTCGCTGGGGTGAGCATGATTGCCTGATCTTCAGCAACGCGGCTTTCACGGCGTATCATGGCGCTGGCTATGCGGATGACCTGGTGGGCGGGTATATGGCCGATGGCGAGCCTGCGCTGCCGTCACGGCTGCGTGACCGGTTCAATGCGGACAGCTTTGATGAAGTGGTCGAGCGCAAGCTGCGACGCGTTGACTATGTGCCGCCGCGCGGTGCGCTGGTGGCGACCAAGCGAGCAGAGCGTTGGCTGATCGGTTACGCATTAGGCATCTGCGTCGGGACGAAAGCCGCGTTCCTTTCGCGCGGTGGTGTGATATACGTTTCTTTGGATGACATTGACAAAAGCTGGGTTCCAAAATGCAAGCAAAGGTGAATTGATATGCCCCCCGTTGCTCTAGCTATTTCTGGCTTCTCATTTCTTGGGTTTACCGGCTTGGCCGCTGTTGGTGCTTACGTCGGCGTCAGCCTTGTCACGTCTTGGGCATTGCAGGCGCTTTCGCCCAAACCTGACTTTGGCGGACTTGGCGGATCGTCGGGCTTACTTGTCAATGCCGAGAACCCTGCCGCACCGCATGACTTCGTTTACGGCGAGGTCCGCAAGGGTGGCACGATCACCTATTACGAGACAACCGGCACAAACAACAAGTTCCTGCACCAGATCGTCGCGCTTGCTGGGCATCCCGTGGACAGCATCAACGACATCTACATCAACGATGAAGTTGTGACGCTGGATGGCAGCGGCTTTGTCACGTCGGCACCGTGGAACAGCAAGATCCGGATCCAGAAATATGACGGCACGCAGACCACAGCACCAGCCAGCCTACTGTCGGAAAGCAGCCAGATCAACGCCAGCTTCGTCGGCAACGGGATCGCCTATCTCTACATCCGCTACGAGTTCGACCAGGACGTTTTCGCAAATGGCCTGCCCCTGATAACGGCTGTGGTGCGCGGCAAGCGGGTGTTCGATCCCCGCACCAGCACGACGGCCTACAGCAACAACGCCGCCATGTGCGTGCGCGATTACATCACGTCTGGCTACGGCCTGAACGATGGCACGATTGACGACACCGTGTTTTCGGCAGCGGCAAACATCTGCGACGAAAACGTGACCCTTGCTGGCGGCGGCACCGAAAAGCGATACACGATCAATGGCGTGACATCGGCGGGTCAGACGCACGGCAACGTCTTGCAAACGATGATGACCGCCTGCGCTGGATCGCTGTTCTGGGGCGCTGGAAAATGGAAGTTGGTCGTGGGCGATTACGTTGCGCCTGCCAAAGTGCTCACGCTGGACGATCTGCGTGGCCCGATCAGCCTGTCAACACGGGTTGACTTGCAGGACCAGTTCAACGGCGTGCAGGGGACGTTCATCGACGCTGGCAACCGCTGGATTACCGCGGACTATCCGCCTATCAAAAGCCCGACGTTTGTTACGGAAGATGGCGGGCAGGAGACGCTGCTTGATCTGGCGTTGCCATTCACGACCAGCGCTGCGACGGCACAGCGGCTGGCCAAGCTAACCCTTTTCCGTGGGCGTGAGCAAATGACGCTGACCGCCGACTTCGGGCTGAACGCCTTTGACGTGGAGGTTGGCGAGATTATCGCGTTCACCAACCCGCGTTATGGCTTCGACGAAAAAGAGTTTGAGGTTGTCGGCTGGTCGTTCGGCGCGGCGGAGGCTGGCGATCTGCGGGTCACGCTGACCCTGCGCGAAACCAGCGAAGCGGCGTTTGACTGGGACGCCGACGAGTTGGCAATCATCAGCAACAATACCAACCTGCTCAAGTTCACCGAGGTGCCTTCTGTTGGCGTAAGCGCAACTGCACGGACGCAAATTACCAACGAGAAGATCACCAACATCATCGCGGTCACTGTCACTAGCGGCAACCCTGCTGGCGTTGACTTGGTTGAGGTGCAGTTCAAGAAATCGTCGGACTCAACCTACATCATCTTGGGAACAGGCGAGTTAGGTGTCTACGAGGCGATTGACTTGCTGGATGATTCTTACGACTTTCGTGCGCGGGCGATTAACGCTTTCGGGTTTCGCGGCGAGTTTGAGTTCCTAACAGGCATCGACGCCTTCGAGCCGACTGTTCCATCTGACGTGACCGCGCTGTTTGCTGAGGTCAATGGCACGACAACGCACCTTGAATGGACGCCGATCACCGATCTTGATCTTTCGTTCTATCGGATCAGGCACGCGGTCGAGGTGGTTGACGCAACGTGGGCCAACGCGACCACGGCGCTGGACAAGGTATCGCGGCCAGCATCTTTTGCATCCCTGCCAACGCGCCCCGGCACATATCTGGTGCGGTCCTACAACAAGTTCGGCTTGGCTTCGACCAACGTGACCAGCGTTGTCATCACCGATGACGTGGTGCCTGATTACACGAACACCGACACGCAGACTGACAGCCCGACTTTCGCAGGCACAAAGACAGGTTGCACAGTGGCCAGCAGCGAATTGCGGATCACTGACCCCTCGGTTTCGCCATCTGAGGCGACCTATGACTTCTCTGCGGTCATTGATACGTCAACGGCCCGCAAAGCGCATGTCCGCATTGACGCGAACGTAAACCGCTTGGATACGTCTGCTGGCCTGTGGGACGATCTGCCGGGCTTGTTTGATGACCTGCCGGAGCTTTTTGACAGCTTTACCGGCGCTGCGCAGTTTGCTGACACCAACCTGGAGTTTTTCGTGTCAACAACGCCGGACGATCCTGCTGGCACGCCAACGTGGTCACCCTACCAGCAATTCCGCGCGGGCGAGTTCTTCGGTCGGGCCTTCCGATTCAGAGTTGTTTTGAAATCCTTTGCAAACAATGTTACACCGTCAATAAGTGGCCTCATGGCCCTCGTGGAGTATAACTGATGTCAGAATCCAGCCATTCCGTTGGTAACGTATCCGCCCCCGCCTTCCGCACGGCGATGAACGCATCATTGCAGGCGTTGGCGTCTCTCAACTCTGGGACTACAGAACCTGACACGACTTATGCCAATATGTTTTGGTATGACACGGCGGCGAACACATTGTATATGCGGTCAGAGGATGACGATGTTTGGATTAGGATTGGCGTCTTGAACCAATCAACCAGTAAGTTTGAGGTTGAGGACTACCTTGGTTTCACCCCAGTGCAGCAGGGCGGTGGTGCAGGTCAGTTGAGCAATAAAGTTTACATCGGCTGGACCGGTACCGAACTGAAGGCGCAAGTTGATACCTATGACCAAGGGGCGATCGCTTTTAAGTCTGACATTCCTGCTGGCTACTCTGATGCACAAGCTAGGGCTGCGCAGGCTGGTCATTCTGCTGGGGGAATTGGGTCTTACGGGTTTTTCTTTAATAATAACTATTCAATTGAAAATAACGTAACCACCACAAAAAATCCGGGACACCTTGAGGCTGGCAGCTTCTTAAGATGGTCGGGTGCTGATCCGAGCGCGGGCGCTCATTCTTACGGGTTTTTCGCAACAGCCCCAAGCGGAACTTGGAGATTGATGGGTTTCTTTAATCATAGAGAAAACAGCGATAATCAACAGACATTATTTCCACGGTATAGCCTTTACTTGAGGGTATCATAATGAAAAATCGCAATCCTATCTTTATTGAAGACGGTCGCATTAATTGCGAAATTGAGCATCCACAATATGGCTGGATACCGTTCACCGCTGACCCAAATGATGTGGAGCCAATCGGCGCACAGGTTTTCAACGCTGCCAAGGCAACTGCGGCACCTTACGTTGCACCACCTCCCCCACCTCCCCCACCCCCGCCCACACAAGCCGAACAGGAAGCCGAGCAGGAAGCCAAACGCCAGTTAGCATACACCGCTGAAGCTGACCCCCTGTTCTTCAAGTGGCAGGCTGGTGAGGCCACAGAAGCCGAATGGTTGGCAAAGCGTGAGGAAATCAGAACAAGGTTCCCTTACCCCAACGCTGGCTAACAGCGACCTTTCCACACGACCAAAATCGCGCTACAATGCGCACATCTTTCAACAGCGGAGGCCAGCATGGCTACTCTTGATAACCGAGTGTTTGACAACGGCCTGACCGTTCTTGACACAGAAGCTAACGCAATTCACGTCACGTCAGCAGAGGCAACCAGCTTTGCCAACGTGGCTGCTGTAACTCTGGGCAACAGTACCTCGCTGTCCATCGGTGCGCCCGCAGATCGCGCTGGCGGTGGTCGTGAGGTTGTCGTGGCTGCTATCACAGATGGCTCGGTCACTGGCACTGGCACTGCAACCCACTACGCCATTGTGGACACTGTGAACAGCCGTCTACTGGCAACAAGCACCCTGACAGCATCGCAGTCTGTCACATCAGGCAACACGTTCACGCTGTCGTCCGTTGCTATCGGCATCCCTGATCCAGTCTAAGGTTAACTAAACAATGGTCACTCTCGTAAACAGAGCCAAAGTATCCACTGCTACAACTGGCACTGGTACAATCACGCTTGGCTCTGCTGAGAGTGGCTACCAGACGTTCGCTGATGCTGGCGTGGTTGACGCTGATGTGGTTCGCTACGTCATTGAAGATGGCACAGCTTGGGAGATTGGTTTGGGCACCTACACGGCGTCTGGTACTACTTTGTCACGCACTGTCCTTGAGAGTTCCAACGCTGACGCAGCTATCAACCTGTCAGGCTCTGCGGTGGTGTTTGTGGGGGCTGCGGCTGAAGACCTTGCGCCTGAGAAGGTGGGAACGATCACAGGCACAACTCTTGACCTGACTTCTGGTAACGTGTTTAGCTACACCCCTACGGCTGACACTACGTTTGTGTTTAGCAACCCCCCTACGACGGGTACTGCCCTCGGATTTACGTTGGGGCTAACTGGCCTGTATATTTCTGACGGCTATGACCTAGCTAATGCAGAGCCACCTGCTTATGGGAGGTTCAGTGTTGCTGCTCAAGAAACAGTTCCAACCGGCATATTCTTCAAACCTGATGGCTCAAAGATGTACGTTATTGGGTCTAGTGGAGATGATGTAAATGAGTACGACCTAAGCACCGCTTGGGATGTAACGTCGGCCAGTTACTTACAGAACTTCAGCGTAGCTGCTCAAGAAACATCTCCAACCGGCGTGTTCTTCAAACCTGATGGCACTAAGATGTATGTTATTGGGACCACTGGAGACGATGTTAACGAGTATGACCTAAGCACTGCTTGGGATGTAACGTCGGCCAGTTATCTACAGAACTTCAGTGTTTCCGCTCAAGAAACAAATCCAACCGGATTGTTCTTCAAACCCGATGGCACAAAGATGTACGTTATTGGGTCTAGTGGAGATGATGTAAATGAGTATGATTTAAGCACAGCTTGGGATGTTTCTTCAGCTAGTTACTTACAAAACTTCAGTGTTGCTACTCAAGAAACAGTTCCACAAGGCATATTCTTCAAGCCTGATGGCTCAAAGATGTACGTTATTGGGTCTAGTGGAGATGATGTAAATGAGTACGACCTAAGCACCGCTTGGGATGTAACGTCGGCCAGTTACCTTCAGAACTTCAGTGTTTCCGCTCAAGACACAAGTCCACAAGGCATCTTCTTCAAACCCGATGGCACAAAGATGTACGTTATTGGGTCTACTGGGGATGCAGTCTATTCATACACCCTAAGCACAGCTTGGGACGTAAGCGCTGCCAGCTTTGATTTTCCCACTGAAGGGTACTTCATTGTTTCTACTCAAGAAA